AGTTATCTCTCCTGCTTTTTCATGAACGGCAATTACTTTTACTCTATCTCCAAAGTCTTGTTGTAAGCTTTGTCCGTATGCTTCATCGTCTACCTCATCATCTCCTACTGCTACGTAAACTGTTTGAACGGCAGGATTATTTTTAAGGTATTTCATGATAGATTGTATAGGAGATTCATCAGTAGAAATCTTAACTGTAATTTTTGGATTAGGTTCTGCTTGTAAGTACATGTTCCAAATTATAAGAGAATCTTCAGGAGTTATTCCGTCAATAGTTTTTCTACTGATAATAACATTTACCTGTTTTATATAGTCTCTACTAGCTAAATCTTTAGCAGCTTCGAAGTGACCTTTATGAGGTGGCTTAAATTTACCAGGATAAAAACACGGACCTGGTTCGTTTGCAATAGCTTCTGCGATTCTTTTTCCTATTTTACTAGCATTTATCATAGTACTAATAAATATCTAGCCAAGTAGTAAGTCCTTAGGTTTAGCTGCTTCTATCTCTTTTACAAGAGTTTTCATATGGTTAAAAGCTACTTCAACTCTATCCATAACAGCAGTTGCTTCTTCTGTAGATAAGTGTAATCTAAAGATAAACATCTGATAATCCTCTTGAACTCTAGGATCGTAGCTAATAAAATCACACCATCTAGCTTCTGCACAGATCATATTCGAAATACATTGGTAGTAATAGTTCGGTGCTATCTTTTTAAACTTCTCTGGTGTGTTAATCATACCGTGTTTGAAGTGATTAGCAGATTTAAAGGGACATTTTACCTCGATAATACCTTCTTTAGGAATTAATCCATCTGGAGATCCTCCGTAATGGTCTCCTATAGGTATAAAAGAAGCTTTTTCTACTTTTGCTTTAGTTAATTTTTCGTAATACTCAATAGCTACAGGCTCTAATTCTGTACCCCAAGTTAGAGCAGCACCTGTTGCAGGTTCAGTAACACCGCCATATAATTCGCAAACCTTTTCTAAGAGGTAAGTCTTAGCTGTTTCGCTAAGCTCTTCTCCCTTGCCCATAATTTTATAGATTTCTGAGCTGGTAATTCTACCTCTTCTCATTTGAAACCATTCTTCACTTCTTTGTTCAATTATCATAATTGCATTTTCTTTAAAAGCAGTTCTCCGAACGTAAGTTGCTTTGCATGATGTAAATATTTTGTCATTTCTTCAAAGCCTATATCAGAAGGATCTTTACCGTTTAGTTCGATTAAGTAAACATCCTTCCCTAGATCAATTAATTGTTGTGCATACTTTAGAGCTTCTTTAAGAGCGTCTTTATCTAATGCAAGATAAACAGTCTTAACATCACTTTGTACAAGTTTCATCATAAGAGCCTTCGGTATACTCTTACCGAATAAAGGTATTGCATTACGTTTTAAAGCAATTGCATCGAAAATACCTTCACATAATATAACAGGTACCTTCCAGTTAATAAAATACTCTAAACCCACTAATTCGTTTTTATTACAACTCGGTGCATTATATTTTCTTGCTGGATCTTTTTCGAATGAACGAGATATAAAGTAATTTATTCTCCCTTTTGCATCGTAGGACGGCACAATTATAGAGTTTCTATACTTACCTGCTTCACAATAGCCGATATTATACTTTATAATATCATTCTCTGTAATACCCCTCTGATTGAGGTAAGCTTTTGCTTGTCTAAAAGTAATGTTGGTGGTACTTTTAGTAAAAGGCTTAAACTCTTTCGGTAATTCTACAGGTTTATACTCCTTATCTTCAACCTCTCCTCTACCGTCCGGGAAGTAAGTTCGCATCTCTGCAATCTGAGCTGGAGATGCTTGTAATTTTCTAAGTAAAGATGTTAAATTTCTACCTTTTGTAGCAGGTTCACAAGTCCAGCAATGATAAAATCCGGTTTTTGGGTCAATCTCAAGCTTTGGCTTATGATGCTTACAGAATGGACAGTGAAATGCATGATTTCCTTTAGTGGAAGGCTTAGATTTCCCTAAAATACTGTGTAAAAGCCCTAAAACTAAACGTGAATTCTCCATTAAAATACTGTCTTTAATGTGAAATATACGAAATTATTTTTGAAAAGTCAAATCTCTTCTAAAGAATTTAGCGAGAATATTATCGTTGTAGGATAATTCTGATAAAAGTACTCCTTCTACACATTGAAAATGTACTTCCCAATACGTTAATTCCTTTTTAGAATAGCAGAATTTAAGGATCTCTCTATGATATACATCAACACCTTGCTCTTGGATTTCCCCCAGAAGTCCCTTATTAGACCCCCAATAATCTAGCCAATTTGTCTCTTTTGTAACCAGTTTTTTAGTAGGTTTTCTGCCAGGTCCAGATTGTTCAGCTAATTCTTTCTTAGTTAAAGCTTTCTTTTGATTAGACCATAGAGACTTCTTTCCAATATAGAATTTTCCAGACCGTATATTTGTAATTTTATATACAAATCCAATGCAGTTTTCTGGAAATTTTTCAATAGAATCGTATTGAATAATTTGACCTTCTTTGTTCGTAAACCAGTTTTGAGGCATATAAAAGGGGTTTAGCTATCCCACTTAACGATAAATGTGATATCTGTATTTTCCGGAATAGGATACGGAGTTGCAAGCTTTCCTACAACGAGTAATTGATTTGAATCATTATATAATCCGATAGTAGTTGCATATGGATTGAAAGCAGATCCAGTAACGTTATCTGCTAGTGTACCGTCTGTAATAACACCCCATCTAGCTAATTGACCTTGTGCAGCAAAGTACGGAGTTGCAACAGCTCCTGTTACTGGTGTTATATATTTAAATACTGTAGGATTTTGAGAATAGTTGAAGTCATTCTCTAAAACTCTACATTTAACTTCGTTTTGATAAATCGTTGTTTCTGAAGTAAGACCAAATAGAAAAGGTACAGAAGCAGTTGCGTAGGAAGAGGATGCTATTATAATTCTAGAGCCGTCTTCCTGCAGTAAAAATGATCCGTCTTCTTGCAGTAAATAATCGTATATCATACGTATAAATAGTTATTTCAGCTCTTTTTACTTTTAGAGGTTAATATCAACTCTCTCTAACCAATCTTTATTCTTTTGATGAGGCCATAGGATTAATTTAGCCGGTATTTTACTAGAAGTGAAGTTTACTGTTTTTGTGATAATCTTACCTGTTAGGTACTCCTCTGCTGTTAGATCCTCTCTATAAAGCAATTCTCCATCTTCACTTTCAATTCCGAGGTATATAAAATCAAAAGTACATGTACATCTAGTTTGAGATCTTATAGCGCTCCAATGGTCTGTCCAGTCTAAATTTAAAACTTGTTCTTTTTTAATTTCATCTTCATATGCCCATCTCATACCCTCATCTTCTGAAGTTGTAGGCGGATCAATACCTTTAACAGCATCTGGATGTAGTTTTCTTAATCTAAAATGTATGCCTGCATATAGCTGATAACTCCAATGGCTTCTGTAAGTACCTAGCCCGTACTCTCCTAAATCGATTTCATTATCTTCTTCTTGAAGCATATGACGTAAACGTCTTTTACTTTCACTATCCATTTCCCACCAAGGCTTTTCTACTAGTCCAGCACTTTGAGTTTGATTGTTAAAATCAGTCCAGTGTTTAGTTCTACCTTCTCTTGTATATTCATGCCAAACTACAGTATAATGTGGATGAAATAAATCATAACCTAAAGTATAGGAGCGTATAGATAAGCTAATTTCATCACCTGCAAAGTAGATATTAGGGTCATACTTGTACTCTTCACAATGCTTTCCAAGAGTAAAAAAGAAATGTCCGCTAACAAATCGAGCTGGTATCGGTTTGGTTAGTTGTTCGTAATTCTCAATTCTATGAGGATAGAATAAAATAGTACCACCTCCTGTAAATTTATCAGGAACCATTTTATAAGGTTCTGTATTCAATAGTTTATTCTCTTTCGGATCATACATTCCAGCATAAGACGTCAAAAGAGGTTTAGGAGAACCTGTTAAATCCATCATTTCAATCAATACTTCATCCCAATCTTGTAAAAATCTATGATGAGAATCTAGCTGCATTGTGTATTCTTCTCCTTTCCACATTTTTTGAATATGGTGTCTAGCCCAGCATAACCCTTTACTTTCGTTCCAAGGAACGTCCATGATAGTAAAAGTAGGATCATCTTTGAATTCATCTAAGTTATCCCATTCGTCTTCTGGTGAATGTTGCCAGCAAATACCGAAAGTAAGGCGTTCCGGGTATTTTGCTTTTGCAATACAATCTTTAATTGTAGGAATTAATTCAGGATCACGATAGCTTGCTATCTGTACAAAAATTTTATCTTTTTCCATAACAGTTTTTTAAAGTATAAGGATTTTTTTTATATTTTCCAACTAATATTTGCTTTTGCTAATTCATATTCATAATGCTCTTTTCTCCATCTTCCTACTATAGGGGAACTGTTAATATGCAAAGCAGTTAAATTATGTTCTGCTCTAAATTCTCCGAACGTAGGTACACAGTATTCTGGATGTTCTAATTGTCTAAAAGATATTCCCTCTCTTCTTAACTGAGTTATCATATAAGCTATACAGTTTTGTT